TGTAAACCTGTTACATTGACTGGAAGAGGATTAACTCTTGCTTCCATGATGCTTCTAGAACATGTTGATACTCCTGTAGTAGCAGGTCTTACTCTTGGTGCTGATCCGTTAGTGTCAGGTGTTGCAGTTTGTTCTGCTTTAGATATGAAATTTGTAGATGCTCTTATAGTTCGTAAAGAACCTAAGGGACATGGTACAGGTGCATGGATAGAAGGACCAGAGTTTCCAGAGGGAACTAAGGTAACTGTATTAGAAGATGTGATCACAACAGGAGGGTCTGCAATTAAAGCAGTTAAACAACTCCGTGATGCTGGTTACGAAGTTAAACGTGTCGTATCTATTGTAGATAGACAAGAGAATGGTGAAGCGGATACTGCTATGAAGTTGGCAGGTCTAGAACTTATAAGTCTCTACACATTAAAAGATTTTATTAATGAATAAGATTATTCCTGTCTCTGTCACTCCTGATGCAGAGAAGAGTATTGCATATTGTGCTCGTGTGAGCAACCCCAAGAACCAAGAGAGTGATTCCTTTGAGGGTCTTCTTAAGTATTGTATTAAACATCAGCATTGGAGCATCTTTGAGCATGCTTTCATGACCGTTGAGATTAATACATCACTAGCAATTGCTACTCAGATATTAAGACATAGAAGTTTTACTTTTCAACAATTCTCTCAACGCTATGCTGATAGTACAGCACTACAGTTGAGTATACCTACTCCAGATTTACGTCGTCAAGATACTAAGAACAGACAGAACTCTATTGATGATATTAATCCTCGTGATAGAGCATACATGGAGGCAACTATTGAGAAGCATTTTGATGATGCTCTTGACTTGTATAATAGTTTACTAAAGCAGGGTGTTGCTAAGGAGTGTGCTAGAATGGTACTACCTCAAGCAACTCTTACTAGGTTATACATGTCTGGTAGTGTCCGTAGTTGGATTCACTACATTGATCTACGATCTGGACATGGAACACAGCAGGAGCACAAAGAAGTCGCTGAACATATCCGTGACATTTTTGTTGGTGAGTTCCCAATTATTTCTAAAGCATTAGGATGGACTGATGGCGATTTATGATGATGTAAAAATCACTATCAACTTAAATGAGTTGGTAGAGATCAGAGCAAAACTCTTGACTCAAAATGAAGATTACTCAAATGCAGTAGCAACTGGTGAGTATCTTGATAAAAATGATATAGATAGACTTGCATCTCAACTAAGAGAAACACTTACTTGGGATACACTTTACTACATGATAGATGGTGCGATACTAGATTACATGGGTCTAAAAGATCCAAACCGTCCTCACTATGGTGAGAGGAGTATTGAATCTATTGATGTGACAATGGAGAAGGAGAAGAAAGAAAGAGAGAAGGAGTTTAAGAAGAACTTTGACATGGTTGACCTAGATGGTGGGTCATGGACAATACAAGTACCTATGAGGAAAACAAATGCTTGATGTAAAGACAACTAAGAACAAAGATCTTGGTTTATGGGAGATAACTGCCACACTTGATCTTCCACCTATAACTATTACTAGGTTGAAGAAAGACAAGAGTGACATTGCATATGAATTACGTAATGCTTTTAGTGAAGTAATTCAAGAACTTGTAGAGAAGCATTGTGAGGAAGATTGATGACTGAAGATGAAGTTACCTGTTGGATTGATACTAAACAGGTGAGTTGTAAAACTTGGGAACCTATCTCAAAAGAAGAAGTAGATGAAATAGAATCTCAATTAGATTTTCTATCATTATACGGAGAGTAATCATGGCAACTTATCCTGTAGTCAATACTACAACTGGAGAACAGAAAGAAGTTGTGATGAGTGTTCATGACTGGGATCAATGGAAGGTTGACAACCCAGAATGGACTAGAGATTTTTCTGATCCAAGTACATGTCCTGGTGTTGGAGAGGTTGGTGAGTGGAGAGATAAGTTACATAATAAACATCCTGGATGGACTGAAGTTCTTAAGAAGGCAGAGAAGGCAGGTGGTATTCAGGGTCGTATGAATAAAGTGAATAAGACTTAATGAATCATATTCAGGCAACTTATGATGATGTTGTTGATCTTCTAGTTAAGAAGAACATTGTCTGTATACATCAAGGTAGAACAGAGGCAGGACCAAGAGCATTAGGTAATAGGTCTGTACTATATGATCCTAGGGATTCTGAAGCACAGAAGAAGGTTAATGATGCTAAAGGTAGGCAGTGGTGGAGACCATTTGCTGCTAGTGTTCTTGAGGAGTATGCTGCTGATTGGTTTGAGATGTTGACTCTTAAATCATCCCCCTTTATGATGTATGCTATACCTGTTAAAGAAGATAAGAAGGAGTTGATACCAGGAGTTATACATGTTGATGGAACATGTAGGATTCAAACAGTGACAGAGGAGCAGAACTATCATTACTATCACCTTATAAAAACTTTCTATGAGGAGACTGGTATACCTATGTTGTTTAATACATCACTCAATCTTGCAGGTGAGGTTATATGTCATACCATTTATGATACGTATGATATGTTATACAAATCTTCTATTGAGTATGTGTATCAACCAGAGGAGAGTAAGATAGTTCATATTAATAATGAAGTTAATGTGGCAGGTCAATCATGTTTATCTTAGGTGTTAATGTATCACATCATCCATCTATTTGTTTGTTAGATGATGGAGAGATATTATATTATCTTGAAGATGATAGGTTGAATAGGAATAAAGAAGAGGAGTGGGAATTAGATGCTCAGATGGCATGTTTAGCATGTATTCTTCAGTATACAAAACATGTAGATCATATAATTTTTTGTTCTTATGTTAAGAATAAGTGGACTAATTGCCCTGATGATAAAACAATAAAGCAAGTCAAAAAGAATTTAAAATTATATGGTATAACTTATGATGAAGAACACTATTTAAAGGAACATCATCTTTTCCATGCCTCTAGTGCATTTTATTCTTCATCCTTTGATGAAGCAGCAGCATTAATTTGTGATGGGGGAGGAGCACCTGTAAATTCAGTTGTTGATATGAAAGAAGCAGAAAGTATGTATTACTTCTCTGGTAATAATATAGAGACTATTCATAAGCATCATGGATTTTATGATACAACATTTAATAATAGTGTTCTAAGAATTAATGATAAACTTGCTATCACTCATAGTTTATCTAATGGTGGATTATTTAATTTACTTTGTGGTATTTGCCGACTAGGTGGTGCTGGAGAAGGCATGGGAGTATCTCCTTATGGTAAAGCAGAGGTTCACCCTGAAGAATGGTTCTATTACGATCCCAAAGGGGATATTTGGGTGACAGACAATGATGTTTTACTAGATACTTGTAGACGTGTGTTAAATTGTCCTAATTTTGATCCAGAGTTTGCAAAAAACGATGATGAGATTTTTGATGTATCCTTTGAGGACATGTCTAATGTACTGGCTAAGGTTCAATTGGAATCTAAGAAGCATACTATCAGATTAATAAAGCAACTGCTAGATAAAACAGGCACTAAAAATGTCGTTTTATCTGGCGGTTATTTTCTTAACTGTGTAAATAATTATTGCTATATTAAGGAGTTCCCTGAGATTAACTTCCATGTTGATCCATGTGCTCATGATGGTGGTACTTCTATAGGTGCTGCATTTTATGTGTGGCATCATCTTTTGAATAATACACAACGTCACCCATTAACCTCTCTATTCCTCGGATAAACCAAGTATGGCAAGAAAAAGAAGGACAAAAGAAGATCAAGCAGTTGGAGTCGGAATGACTGCCAAGCAAAGAAGAAGAAAGAAACCTATCAATGCAGATCTCATGAGAGAGATCGAACCTTTGACAGATAATCAAGAGAATCTGTATCGTTGTTATAAAAATAATCAGAATATTGTTGCTTACGGTGCAGCAGGAACTGGTAAGACATTTATTACATTATATAATGCACTAGCAGATGTATTAGATCATACAACACCTTATGAGAAGATCTATATTGTTAGATCTCTAGTTGCTACTCGTGAAATTGGTTTTCTTCCTGGCGATCATGAAGACAAGTCCTTACTTTATCAAATACCATACAAGAATATGGTGAAGTATATGTTTGAGTTAGAAACTGATTCTGACTTTGAAATGTTGTACGGTAACTTAAAAACTCAAGGTACTATAAGTTTTTGGTCAACATCATTTCTTAGAGGTACAACTCTAGACAATGCTATCATTATTGTTGATGAGTTCCAAAACTTGAATTATCATGAACTTGATAGTATAATTACAAGGTCTGGTGAAAACACCAAGATCTGTTTTTGTGGAGATGCTTCACAGTCTGACCTAACAAAAACAAACGAGCGTAATGGTATCATGGATTTTACAAAGATCCTTAGAATCATGCCATCATTTGATTTTATTGAATTTGGTATGGAAGATATTGTACGTTCTGGTCTCTGTAAAGAGTACATAATGGCAAAACATAGTTTATCAATGTAATGTTTGAACATGTCGATCTGGATCTCCCTAAGTTATCGAGGGAAACTATAGATGGTGTTCGTTATTATTCAGTTCCTGATGAAGACGAACTACTTAAATTAGTATCCATAACCTCGGTAACAAGTCACCATAACAAAGAGATATTTGTTAACTGGCGAAAGAAAGTGGGTGATGCAGAGGCAGATCGCATCACTAGACAAGCAACTAGTCGTGGTACAGATACACATACTCTTACTGAGGCGTATCTGTACAACCACGAGTTGCCAGAGGTACAACCTTTATCTCAAATGCTTTTTAAGATCTATAAAAGTGAACTAAATAAAATATCTAGGGTTCATGCTCTAGAAGGTTCACTGTATAGTAAAGAACTGGGCATTGCAGGTACTGTGGACTGTATCGCAGAGTATAATGGCGAATTAGCCATAATAGATTTTAAGACATCTAAAAAACCTAAACCAAGGAAGTGGGTCGATCACTACTTTGTACAATGTATGGCATACGGTTGTATGTTATATGAATTGACTGGCATTGCCGTCAAGAAACTTGTCATCATCATGGCATGTGAAAATGGAGAATCTATTGTTTATGAGGAGTATGACAAAAAGAAGTACATTAAACTACTCACAGAATATATTCGGGAATTTATTCAACACAAAATCGAGAGTTATGCCAGCTAAACTAGATGCAGAGTTTGAAAAGGCACTAGAAAAAAAGTTTTTTTGTCCATCTAAATTTGCACAGGAGATTGAGACTCTTGTCAAGGACAATGCTAACATGAATTATATTGATGCAATCATATACTTTTGTGATTGTAATAGTATAGATCTGGAATCAGTACCAAAGTTAATCTCCAAACCATTGAAGGAGAAGATTAAGTTTGATGCAACAGAGTTAAACTTTTTGAAACGCACTACCAGAGCGAAATTGGTCTTTTAATTCCGAAAAAGTCGGAAATTTTATCGAGGGCATTTTTCACGAAATACCCTTTTCAAGATTATGACACCATTTGAAGTATACAAAACTTATTTGGCTTTAAAGAATCATTTTACTAAAGATAATTATGACTACCACAAATATTGTGGTAAAGTCCGAGCATCTTTACAATCCTTTTATAAGAGGAAGGATCGTTTTTGGTTTGAGAAGTTAAGTAGGCAAAAAAGTGAAAAAGAGGTAATTGACTTCTTTGTATCTAATTTTGTATCTTCGGGAGATCCGCAAAGATTGTGGATTGGTGATATTATCAGAGAAGGTGAAAAAACCTATATTTCGTGGAATGGTAAAATTCAGTCTTTAACCTATTTGTTCAAATCTGAGGTAGAATCGGTTATTTCAATACAAGACTTTAATAAGACTTTTGAGGTAAATGGGACTTCTCATCCATTATTACTAAAAGAGCATTTACAAGGAAATTTGTCATTAGAGACTATGGTGATACTTAATCGCATATTGGGTTACAAGAAAGATTATGATAAAAAACTCAAAGATCCTGTTTGGGCGTTAGTTTCTACTAATATGAATAAGTATGAATCATTCCTAAATATTGATGTATTTAAGTTTAAGAAAATCTTGAAGGAGTGCATTTTATGAATTTTTTTGACTCCGATGTGGTACGTGCAGAAGTTGCCCATATAGCAGAATTACAGGAAGATCTGTATCAGAGTGCATTTAGTTTTTACTCTATGGGTAAAGAAGAGAAACTTAAGCACGTAGAATTAATCTCTACATTATTAGAGAAGCAAAAGATTTTATATACTAGATTAACGTTATCAGATGATCCTGCTGCTAAACAGATGAAGGAGAATATTATGGCATCTGCTAAAATGATGGGTTTACCTGATGACATTGACATGTCAGTAGTTTTCACTAATATGGAGAAGATGATAAATCAGATGAAGAAGCAGGTTCAATAATTGACTTTCACGGCAATTGCACTATACTGTAAGTATCCTACAGCAATTGCCTTAAAGGATACACACAAGCCGAATACAACAAATACGAGGAATACGTATGTCATTTGCTAATTTAAAAAAGCAATCATCTTTAGGTTCTCTTACCCAAAAATTGGTAAAAGAAGTAGAAAAGATGAACAGTGGTTCTGGAAATCAGGACGAAAGACTCTGGAAACCAGAGATGGATAAAACGGGTAACGGATATGCTGTTATTCGATTCCTACCTGCTCCAGATAGTGAAGATCTACCTTGGGTAAAAATGTACTCACACGGGTTCCAAGGACCAGGTGGATGGTATATTGAGAATTCTTTAACCACTCTTGGTGGTAAAGATCCAGTATCTGAGCATAATAGAGAATTATGGAATAGTGGTAATGAAGACGACAAAACGACAGTACGTAAGCAGAAGCGTAAGCTTTCTTACTACGCAAACATCTATGTCGTAAAAGATCCTGCTAACCCTGCTAGTGAGGGTAAGGTATATCTTTACAAATTTGGTGCAAAGATCTTTGATAAGATCATGGCAGCAATGCAACCAGAATTTGAAGATGAGTCGCCTATTAATCCATTTGATTTTTGGCAAGGTGCGGACTTTAAATTAAAGATTCGCAAGGTTGATGGTTATTGGAATTATGATAAGTCTGAATTTGCAACACCTGCTCCACTCTTGGAGGATGATGATGCAATGGAAGCAATTTGGAAGACTGAATATTCACTTCAGGCATTAGTCGCTGCTGATCAATTCAAGTCTTATGAAGATTTGAAGAAGCGTTTGGACTATGTTCTTGGCGTTAAAAAAGCACCTGCTCGTGTAGACGTAGAGGTGCGTGATGAGGACAATGCTCGTGGTTCATATAAACCCGACTTTGCTTCTCGTAAAGCAGCAGAAGAGGCAGTATCTGCCGCTCCAGCAGCTTCAGATGAAGAAGATGATGCTATGAGTTACTTCCAAAAACTCGCAGAGAGTTAATTATTCGTATAATCGGGGATTATCTCCCTTCTTTAAGGTTCTGGACACATATTGTTCAGAACCTTTTTTGTATTCACTTTGAGAGTCTTGGTCATCTAAGATAATACCAAGGAAATTTGTCTTTAGAACATAAATTTCTCTTTTCTTATCTTCTATTTGTTGTTCGTATTCTATATTAGTTACAGTTCTTGATACATCTTTACCACCCTTCTCTACTAGAGAGTCGATATTTGGATCATTGTATATAACACCATAAGATAGACGTTTTCTCCAGTTATATCCATCATATGTCCATTCTTGTCCATCTCTTTCAAACACTTCAGCTTTTTGTGGAACATAGAGAGGTCCAGGTTCACTAAACGTTAGTGTTGGTGCTTCATAGTAACCAGATCCAACATTACCTATGAATATATCAACAACGCTTCCATTTTCAGTTTTAACTGTTGCTGTTGCTGTTACAGGTTGTGTTGGTGGAGCAATTTCAATAGTTGGTGCAGATCTATAATTATATCCTCTATCTTGCATAACAATATCTGTTACCTTACCATCATTAACTAGGGTATAACCAGTTGCTCTTCTATGAGGAGTTGGTGGTTGAACTGATATGATTGGTGGATTTGCTGCATCATAAGTTCCACCAGGATTTGATATAGCAGTTACCGCAAGATTCTCACCAACTAGTGATACTGTTGCTGTTGCTGTTAGGTCTATGTTGTATGTGTGTACAAACCTTCCAGTTCCACCAGCAACTATAAATCTAGTTGAAGTTGGGTTTGTGAAGGCATCTAATGGATTACTATCTTTAGATGATACGTTTAAGGTTCCTTTTAATGTTAATGTACCAAGATCCCAGTTTGTTCCACATGTAAGAATATAAACTGATGCATTATCTAAACCACTTACATATAGTTCTGATCCATCATCTTTAAAGTTAAATGCATTAGAAGTTGATTCACTATTACAAAGAGTACCAATATTTAATGTTTGTACTGGAGTACTGATTGCTGATGATATAAGCCAAGGTGTAATTAATTCATATTTTCTAATAGTATCTGGATTGTCTGTATCCATAAGGAACATATGACTTCCATTATCTTGGAATCTAACTCCTGAAGGACTTACAGTCGATATACTAGTAACATAGGTTACAGTATCACCAATATCCCATGCAGTTGCTAATGAGTATTGTGCTACTTTAAATCCAGAAGATGTCTGACCAGAGATATACATTGTTTTACCATCTGGTTTAAAGTCCACACCAGTAGCATATGTAAATTGCAGTGTGAAGTTTAATATTTTTATATTATCTAATACCGCAGTGGTTACATCCCAAGGTGTAGATAGTACCCACTCATGTATCTCACCAACAGTATATCCTAAAGATCCAAAAGCAGCATACATCCTATCTCCTGCAGGATTTATATGAATACCTTCAAATCCTGCTGGTAGTTGATAAGTTGATATACCAACGTATATTGCATTACCTATCGGATCTGGTGGAGGTGCAACTGTGATGATTGGTGTAAAGTTATATCCATCTCCAGAATTAGCAATGGATACCATTGATAATTGACCACTATTGGTAGTACCAACACCTACAGTTGCAGTTAGAATACCTGCTACAGTTTCCTTTGGATCACTAAATGTAACTCCAGGTTGATATGTATATGCCTGACCAGAATTAATAATAGTTACTTGTCCAACCTCCATATCATCTGGAGGAGCATTTAAAGTACATGTCGCAGTTGCAGTAGTTGCAGCACCAGGAGCAGATATAGTTACACTACCAATATCAGTATAACCTGCACCTGGACCTGTTATGAATAAACCTGTAACTTCTCCATTACTACCACCTACAGTTGAAGTTCCTTCTGCATATACTCCTGGAATTAATCCAGGAAGGTTAATGTCTTTATCTGTTTCTACTGCATATTCAGGAGCATCATAAAAACTCTTAGTAACTATCTTACCAGCAGGAAGTATTACAATACCTTCAGTATCAGCATGTTCTAATGTTTCATAATGATGTATTCCACCATATAAATTATCGTATGTTTGATATTTCTCTATACAAAACTTATCAAATGCTATTTGAGTTTTAGGCCATTCTTCATATACGTTTAGTATATTATTTGCTTGTAGAATAACCCAATCAAGAGTTGCATCTCCATATATTTTTTCTGCTACATTATCTGGTCTATCATCACCTTCTACAGTGTACTTTTCAAAGAACGCTAGATTTTCAAAGATGTCTGATCTTAACTTACCTCTTTTAAATAAATTTTTGACGATAACATAGTCATCTAAAGCAGTTCCATATTTTGGATCTCTGCTGATGTATTTAAAATCTGGTATTCCTCTAAAATAAGTTGGCATAGTCTTAGAATCCTATTTCGTCTTCACTGAATTGCTCATAATCACTATTGTAAACTGGCTCAAGTTCCATAAAGGATAATGAGACAACATATGAAATCATAGTACCATCTTCAAAAGTCATATAAGTTCCCTCTGAAGTGTAGTCAACATTCATGGCAGTTAATGCACATGGACCTTTGATACTATTTAATCCTGGGTGCGTAGATGATCTATGTTTATATTCAATACCAAATACATTTGGTGTCTTTAAGAATAATTTAGTCTTCTCTTGCTGAGGAGCCATATTCTGCTTAAAGAATTTTATAATTTTTTTAACAATTATACCCTCTGATTTACTTCTAGGAGTTAGTCTAAAATTAAAATTAAAGGGTCTTAATTGTGGTGCTTGGAATAGTAATTCTAAGTTAGGGTTCATTATTCCACCAGTCATCCTTGTTAGAACGTTTGCTCCAACTGCTTCACCAGCAAATACATTTTCAATCATGGTGCTCATTTCCCCCTCAGCACCTTGTACTTTCTTTGCTGTATTTTGTAGGGATTCCTTCATTTTATCATTCATCGCTCCCTTAGCGAGTTTTGCACCCTCTGCTTGTAGAGGGTTCATAGTATCTTCATTCCATCCAGTAGAGAATGAATCTGCAATACCAGATTGAATAGGTAGTGCGACAGTACCACCTACTTTTTTAGTTTCTCTAGCACCAAATGAGAATCCACTACTATCATTGTTAATTGCTCTTGCAGAATATTCAAGTGCAGTAAATGAGATGTAGTCGGCATCCTTAGATCTTTTTTCTGGATATATTAGATCTTGTCCCTTATTAACAGGACGAGACATCTTACCTTTGATCTGAGATCTTGTCCCATCCATTGACTTTAATGTTCCTTCTGAAGGTATTGATGAATCTTGATCATCAGAGTTTGGATCTCCTTTTTTACCTCCTGGTTGGAATTTATCAGGAACTGCTGCTGCTTTAAAGTAGTTCTCTGCTTCTCTACCTATACCTTCTTCTGTTTCTGCTTGAGTTGGAGGTCTACCATTCTTTGCTTCAAATCCTTCTTGGAAGGTTTCAATTATTTGTTTTGCTAATATTTTGTTTACTATAGAATTTTTATCTGCTAATGCTGCATCAATACCTGGATAACTTGAGGTATTAACATCAGCATACTTACCATCCATACCAACACTTGCCATCAACTCATTGTTTGACAATCCATTATTATTTCCTGATGCGTCTAGAGTTTGTTCGTATATCTTTGTCTTTTTAAAGTTTGGATCAAATTCTATCTTTATTTTTTTGGTTTGGACTTTTGGTATTGGGCCAAGCAAACTATTACTAGACCCAATCATTTGGGTATAGTTTATTGGAAATGAAGGAGATTCATAAATCTCTCTACCATCAACACCAGTTTTTACTACTGCTTTTTCTTTAGCCATTACCTAAAGTCTGAATCATTTTTACCGTATCCTTGATATCTTCTAACGCCCCTAATCATATCTCTAAAAGTTTTATTGGTTTCACTCCAAACTTTATTATTCAGAAGACGTTGTTGTTTACCATCTTTAATAGATACAAAATCCTCTATAGGAAGATTTGCTGCATTTGCCCATTCACCTTTTGCAATATCTAACAGTGGACCTACATTAGCCATACTATATTTAGACACGGAGTTGCGAGGTAGATTTAATCTATCCTCCATTAAGTTCTCTACTACCAATTGTCTTTTGCCTGGATGTATATAATGTAGATTGCATCCAGTAAAACTTCTACCATCTATTGATATTACATATACTAATGGATATTCATCAAACATCTTTAAATTCTTTGATTCTGTCTCATATTGGAACATCATTAAATGTCCCATTCTAGGTATTTTTCTGAGAAGATTCTCATCTTCACCTTCACGATCCTTTTTTTCATCTGATATAAACTTACGGGGATTATTTTTATATGATGTGACTAATCCTCTAAACGCTCTTCTATAGAAGAATGATGATCTACCATCCTTATCTGAAAATTGTTCTTCTATTTCCTTAAAGAGAGTCATTTGTATTTTATTCCTAGTTCGTCTTCAGTTATAACTTTAAATATTAGTCTTCTATCAGCACACCAGTCTTGTGCTGCATGCCATTTTGCTTGGTTTTTAGCATATTCTTTAGATTCATAGATATATCCCTTTGTTACTTTAGATTTTTTCTTTGGTGGACTACATTGCCTTTTAGGTTTTACCTCTATTACATAATCTCTTATAGCACCACCACCCTCTTGAACTTTAATAAGGAAGTCTGGGTAATACTTATGCATTTTATTATCCAGAGGTGAACGATATGGGATCGAGAACTCTTCACTTGCCCATAGGATAATACTCTCATTAGTATCGCACCATCGACAGAATTTCTTCTCCCAATTGCTTCTACAAATGATATTATTTGGGTTGCCTTTGTACTTAGCAGGGTTCTTTGGTCTGTACCTGCTTTTTACACTCTCATTCATCTAGTATAAATATGTAGTAATAGACTAATTATTAATATTTAGATGGCAAGTTTACCGCCAATCAATCCTGGCGTTAGGATGAATAAATTAAAAGAACGGATTATGAATCCGTCCTTGTCTTCATTCTATTCTGTAGTGTTCCCTCTTCCAGGATTTATACAAGCACAGAATCCATCATTGTATGATGGAGAACTCCTTGAGCTCTCTTGTCAGGAGGCATCTCTACCAGGATCTAGTATTGCTACATTGGAGCAGACTAATGATTATGCTGGTGTAACTGAGAGACATGGTTATAGGAGAATGTATGATGAGACTATAGACTTTACATTCTTAGTTACCGTTAATAGTGGTTATAAGCAAATTAGATTTTTTGATTATTGGATGAAATTTATATGTGGTGAGATTGATAAAAATGGTAGGGTACAGAATCTAGATAAGGAAAATATTGTTATGAGAGCAAGGTATCCTGATGGTGATGGTCAAGCGAAGACAGGTAATAATAGTGGATATAGAACTAAATTGAATATTGTTAAGTATGAGAGAGATATGGGTTGGACACATCCAAAGAGAGAATCAAAATCATCTAATCTATTAGAATATCATTTTGTAGATGCTTATCCAAAACAAATAAGTTCCTCTCCACTATCTTATGAGGGTTCTAGTTTGTTAAAGACTACAGTATCCATGACTTATACAAGGTATTTTGTTACTGAAAATACTTCTAAACAGGTTGCTATTGCTGGAAGAGATCCAAATTCTAGTGGTAATCCAGAATTCAATGCATTTAATTTACGTAAATTTGGTGGTGAATTAATGGGTGACTTCTTCTTACCTCAATTTAGCAGAGTTTAAGAAAACCCTTATATATAATATACTGAATTGCATAGATTATGCCTTTACCCAAGATTAGTACTCCAACTTATGAGTTGGTTTTGCCTTCGAGTGAGAAGACTATCCAGTATAGACCGTTCTTAGTTAGAGAAGAGAAATTATTAGTTCTAGCATTAGAGAGCGAAGATACTAAACAGATTACTACTGCTATTAAGAGTGTTATTAGAGCATGTATCCTTACCAAAGGAATCAAGGTGGAAGCACTTCCTACTTTTGATATTGAATTTTTATTCCTTAATATTAGGGGTAAGTCTGTTGGTGAAGAACTAGATGTTAATGTCATTTGTCCTGATGACGAAAAGACCTATGTTCCTATGAAAATTTATATTGATGATATACATGTTGTTAAGGACGAGAAGCATACTAAAGAAATTAAATTGGATGACACTATATCAATGGTGATGAAGTATCCATCTCTTGATGAGTTTATTAATCAAAACTTTGATTTTGATGATAAGAGTTCTAATTTAAATCAATCTTTTGAATTAATTGGATCATGTATTGATACTATTGTTCAAGGTGAAGAAGCATGGTCAACTAAGGATTGTAGTAAAAAGGAAGTGATGGAGTTTTTGGATCAAATGAATTCTGCTCAGTTTAAATTACTTGAGGGATTCTTTGAGACAATGCCAAAATTATCTCATGAAGTGCAAGTTACCAATCCCAAGACTGGTGTGAAGAGTACCGTAGTGCTGGAAGGACTATCAAGTTTTTTCGGGTAGCCCTATCCCACATAGATCTGGAGAATTTTTATAAGTTAAATTTTGCGTTAATGCAGTACCATAAATATTCATTAACAGAAATTGAAAATATGATGCCGTGGGAGCGGGACATTTATGTTGCCCTATTGAAAGCACATCTTGAAGAAGAGAAACTCAAACAGCAACAGCAAAATAGTACCTGATGGATTTACCAGGAGACAAGAGTAAAACGAATAAGAAGAATGTAACGCACGAGATGATGATGAAGTCTCTTGCGTCGCAGCGTAGGGTACTGGGTAGAGTTATTCATAATGAGAAAGAATTAAAAGAGATAGTAGATCAGATACTTGTTTTAGGTTACAGGTTAGATGGTCAACTTAATGTAATAGGTCGAAACGGCCAAAGAATTAAGACTTTAGAAGAGGCACTACCCAACCTTAAAGGTGAGAAGGGGGATGCTGGTGCTGCTGGTGCTTCGGGTGCTGCTGGTGCTTCGGGTGCTGCTGGTGCTGCTGGTGTTGCTGGAAAATCAGGTGCTGCTGGTGCTGCTGGAAAATCAGGTGCTGCTGGAAGATCAGGTGCTGCTGGTGCAACTGGTGCTAGTGGATCTGCTGGTGCTTCGGGTGCTTCAGGATCTGCTGGTGCTGCTGGTGCTTCGGGTGC